CTGAAGAAGTGCCAATCGAACTATTTGCTAAGGACATCGAAGACATTAAAAAGGCTGGCTACAGCGATATAGCTGGGCTGTTTATGAAGATAGAACCAGATGAAACTGGCACAGCCGGTACTCTAAAAATAGACCCCGAAGCCCTTAAAAACGTCGAGTATCGTTTCAATATCACACCTGGCTCAACGGCTAAGTTAGATAAAGAGAAACAACTCCAACAGTTAGAGCGATTTATCGACAATCTTGGCAAGTTCCAGAACATAATTAAAGACGACCCCCGAATTACCATCCATCCTGAAAAGATTGCTCAAGCCTTTGGCGAGATGGTAGATATACCGAACGCTAATGAGTTTGTAACCTTTACCCCGGGACCAACTGCTCAAGAACAGGAGATGGCGATGAAGCAACAGGAAGCCCAGCAAGCCGAACAGCAACACGCTATGGAAATGGAAAAGCAACAGATGGCGATGGAACAAGAAGCGAACAAGCCCGTAGATGTTGGCGGACAACAGTTCAACGACCCTGATATTGGAGCAGCCGCAGCAAGTTTATTATAAGTAAGGAGGAATGATGAACGGTCCAGCAAACATAATTATAGGGGACAACCAACCCACCGAACTACCCCAGATGGTAGTCAGTGACGAGGATTTACAAGAAGAACGCCTGATGGCAAAGTTCTCTCGAACTAGCGAGTTTAAAAGATTAAAAGCTCACCTAGAGGATAGAATTGCTTTCTACCAAACCTATCTACCAGACGGACGACAACTATCTGACGTAGACCGCATGGAGTTAGGTAGCAAGTGGATGGTAGCTAACACGATTATTGCTGAGTTCAAGGGTATTATAGATGCTTACGAACGAGCTAACGAAATAGTCAAAGAGAAGAGTAATGGCTGAGGAACAGGGCAACAAGCTCTACAGCCCAGCCTACCTAGAATGGTTTGACCGCAACAACGTAGCTCGACCTCACCACCAAGACCACATGAACGTCGAGGATATTTCCAAACACCTCAAAAAACTCAAGACCCACTCTTGGAAACTAGAAGGCAATCTCCTAACAGCTCAAACCGATATGGGTAAACTATCCCAAACCATCCCGCCCAACTACATCTTGACTGGTGAAGATAGTGATGGGATGCCTATATTGAAACGAATAGATTTGTAGTATAATACGCAGTAGAGGTGCCTACCGACCATTCCGCAAGGAGAACGAGGTATGTTAAAAACACAGAGAGCGGAGCCTCCCGAGCCGCCAAACAAATGCGAGGGAAGTAAACAAAATAAAAGGAGAGACTTATGCAAGATGAAGACGTTACCAAACTAACGACTGAGGAACTAGAGGAAAAACTCAAAGACCCAGTCGAGGAAGTAGCCGAGTCTGAGCCAGAAGTCCAAGACGAATCTACTGAAGAGACTGAAACTGAAGAACCAGAGCCGGAAGCGGAACCCGAGCAACCTGAAGAGGCGGAAGAAGAGGCAGAACAACCCGAAGAAAAAGAGGAGCCTAAACCGCCATCACGAAGAGAAACTCTGCGTATCCAACAACTTCTTGAGAAAATCAAGCAAGACAAGCCAGTTCAAGCCGAACCTAGCCAGCAACCTGTTAATTACCGAGACATGATTGAAGCCGAAGAACCTGTTTACGAACAGCTAGAAGGTGCAACCAAAGACTATGGTAGCCAGCAGTATCAAGCAGGATTAGACCAAGCTAAAGCAATTCAATTTCACACCCGTTTAGAAATAGACGCTCCCAAAGTAGAAAACAAGTACCCGCAATTTGACAAGGAATCAGATAAGTTTGACCCAGCCTTGGCTGATGCCGTGAACTCATGGTATCTCCAGACTACAGGTTTTGACCGAAAGACCAACACAGTCGCTAACCCGAATATCAGATATTCAGAGTTTGTCGAAGGTGTTATGGAACTAGGTGAGAAAATCGGTAGCCGACGAAGCCAAGCCACTGCTAAGAATGTTGCTAAACAAGCTACTCAGACAGGTCTTCGACCAGACGGTAGCCAAGCAAAGAAGCTGAATCTTAACAAAGCTCCCGAAGACATGACGCTAGAGGAACTGTACGCAGTTACCGGCTCAGTCAAACCCCCTAAAAAATAAACCCTAACATAAAAGGATATAACTATGGCAGCCGCCACTTCCAAGAAGCAAAGTCCAGCTTACTGGGCGTGGGCAAATATGAAGAAACGTTGTAATAGCGAGAATCATAAAGATGCTCACCGCTACAAGGGAAGAGGAATAAGCTATGATGCCAAGTGGGAAACCTTTGAAGGTTTCTGTGAAGATATGTTAAGCACTTACGAAAGAGGGCTTACCTTAGACCGCAGAGATAACGACAAAGGCTACTCTGCTGACAACTGTCGCTGGGCAACGCTCAAGCAACAGGCTAACAACCAGTCTACTAATCGAAGGATAACTATAGATGGGATTACCAAGAACTTATCACAATGGTGTGATGAGGCCAAGGTAAAACCGAGTACGGTTAGACAGAGATATTACGTGTATGGTTGGTCGGTAGAAAAATCACTAGGCTTATCCTTTTAAAAAGAAAGAATAGAGGAAACTCAATTGGCAGCTCCAACAACTGCTTCGAACGTAACTCGTTCGATTGCTCAAACTGCACAGTATGTGCAGGAACTATGGACTCGAGAAATCGAACAACCATTTGACAAAGTTCTACAAGTCGCTAACTTGGTGCAAGACCGAAGTGGTCTAGCATCAGGTGGCGGTGACGTAGTTCGTGTTCCATTTACAGCCGCAGTAGACGCTCGTGCAAAATCAGCTTCTACAGCAGTAACTTACGACTCACCTGATGGTGCAGCCGTTGCTATCAACATCGACAAGCACTACTACTCAGCGATGCTTATCGAAGATATAGCTAAAGTACAGTCAAACTACGACTTAAAATCAGCATTTCAGCAACGACTAATGGAGAGCTTGGCTCGTCAGGTAGACACTGACTTGATGGCTCTTTATGGTTCAGCAGGTACAACTGTATCTGGTGGTGCCGCTGTTGATGACGCTGACATCTTGGCAGTAGTAGCCGCATTTGATGCAGCTAACACTCCTGAGAGCGAACGTCGTGGTGTTATCGGTCACTATACTAAGCAAGATTTGCTTGGTGTTAACAAGTATGTTGCCTACGACCAAACTGGCAAGACAGGTAAAGCTGTTGACGGTTCTAACGGACTTGTTGGCTCACTTTACAACATCGACCTTTACCACAGTGGTAACGTACCTACTAGCACAACTGGACGAAACCTATTCTTCCACAAAAATGCTATTTCTAAGGTAGTTCAGCAAAAACCAAAAGTAGAGATGGAATACTCTGTCGACTACGTTGGTACTAAGACTGTTGCTCACACCGTTTACGGTGTCGGTGTCGAACGAGCAGCCAGCCTAATCGAACTTACCCGAACAACCGCTCCTTAATAACAACTAACTCAGAAAGGACATATTATGTCTAAAGTTGAAACTTATGTAGGAGACGGTGCGAGAGAAATCTATGTTGCTAGTACGCAAGCTGGACAAGCAACAACCACCGCCCTCTCTACAACTCAGACTGGTTTTACCCTATCCAACCCGTTTGGTTCTGGTAAGACTCTAGTACTGTTGCAGTTCCGAGGTGCAGTCACAACTGCTACTGGTGGCGCAGCAGGTCTAGTCTGGGGAGCAAACGTCAACCCTGTCGCTACAGCAGTAGTGCAAGGCACTCCGTTGACAGTTCGCAAAGCTAACCTTGGTGTATCTGGTAACGCAGTCGGCCTAGCCGCTTCCGCTACCACTTTGCCAGCCGCTCCAGTAGTGGTTCGCTCATACCAAGTAGCTGTTGCTGCTTCCTCAATCACACCAGGTCCAATCGTTGATAACATCGACGGTGCGCTATGCGTAGCTCCTGGTTGTGCAGTTTCCCTTAGCTCAATCACCACTGCCGTAACTGGTATCTGGTCACTTGTATGGGAAGAAATTGACGAGATTACTTAGTAATCTTCCGTAAGTATGGGAGGAGTAACTAACCTCCCAAGCAGGGAAAAGCAATTTTAGTCCGAGTACCGCTATAAAAACAAAGAAAGGCATATCATGCCATCAAGAGCAGAATTAGTCATTAGGGGAAACGCTGTCG